GTTTGGGGGTTTAGTCCAAACTAAACTTCCTGCCCATCGGCAGAGAAGCATTTGATTGCCCTCTCGAATGTAGGAGAGAAGATAATTTCATAGCATCCCTTTTCGGGTAGCTTTTCGTAATTATCTATTAAACCTACACATGTAGAGTCATCAAATGACGGTTCAAAACCGACCAGGGGAGGATTAAATTTCCTCTCTGTCAACTCCACCAACTTATCAATTGTGATATGTCGGGGAGCCGTCGGCTGAACCGTTGACAGTAGCGACTTTAACGCATACTTTCTATTAAATATAGAAGGACGCTTAGAGCCACTGTCTAAAGGCATAGAACCGGTTAATGATCCCAGAGCATAAATATTCTGAGATTTCACTAACCATGCCTTATTAAATGTCCACTTCGAGGGTACTTCTTCGTTCGAAACGAACCTTAGAAGATCTTCGGCAACGTATTCATTAATCCTAGTCGGCTGTAAAAGCTTTCTAGACCATGAGAGACGATTGCCCCTTATAGGACATTTATTATCCAGGCCCCTGATGTACCGAGATATTAGTCTGTACCTAGTCCAATTTATTTTTAGACTAGGATCAACTATACTCAGTCCACCAAGCATGTGAGGTAGAGTAGCATTTACACAATTTTCATTGTATAATACTATCTCTTTACGGAATCTAGTATTCCGATATATCCTCATAAGGTCGGTAAACGACACCTGGTGAACGGACGCCAAGGCATTAAGTGAAGGACCAAGCGTGTAATACGTTTGTTCCTGCTTAAGACTTGGCAGTGCAAATGCAGGCGCAAAAGGCATAACGCCCGCTGCGACTCCGTCGTCAAATAGTCTTTCCGTAAATATATAACGAGTCTTATGGATACTGTCTTTGTTTTTATTGACAGTAGCCCCGAGAGCCGTTATATACTTATCGTAATTTCTATTTCTTTCGAGGGTTGTTCGGAACGCTGAATCATCACCACAAGTAACCATCTCAAAAGATGGCGGGTGTGTTCGGTCGAAACCATAACAACTCACGATAGGAAGTATTGGCCAGGAGAGCGGTTCTCCCATACAAGGTCCCCTTCTTTGAGTACCGACTACTTTAAATTCGGTTTTAATGAATTTAACGTATCCTTCCTCAAATTCGGAGATTCTTTTCTTGTAGAACCTCTTCTCTCCCTCATCATATGAGTCCTTAAAAACGCTTCTATATTGGGTTATCTGGGGTAATAAAATACCTTTTAGATGCCTCTTATATAGTGGTTTGGACTCATAAAGATCGAGCCAATACTTATCTGTGACGGTATATCGGTATCCAAAATTAAATTTGAATGACCGACATACCGTCTCGGGTATAACAATATCCCTACCTTGTTCAGGATAGATCCACTCTAAGTAATCCTTAGTGAAGGGAATGTCTTTAAAGACACCTTTCTCTAAAAGCTTATTGTAGAATTCTTTCATAACAGAGTAGGAATAATTGTCAGTTGCAAATGATAGATCCTGTGACCTGATAAAAGTATCGTACTGATATTTGATGACTTTATAGTCTTCATCTGTCAGTGATGCTCTTATCCTAGGATCTCTCATAAGGATTTCATTCACTCTAGAGCGAATGATTCCTCCCAATACCTGAACAGGGACTAGACTTTTAGTAGGTATCCTATACTTACCTCCTCGTTCTTTAAGAACGAGAATTTGTATCGGATTTCTAGGAAAAAGTTTTATCATGTTCCAGCAGGCTGCAACCAGGAGAAGGAATCGGGCATGTCCATTGGACCAGTCAGAAGAAGCCATACCATTTTCAGGATTTTTAAAGTCCCAAGAATGTTGTAGGCATCTGTCTGGATAACAATCGTTCCATAAACACCTTAAGGGGCGTCCTCTAACAAGAGTACGTACCAAAGGTGATAGGTATGCATTATTATCAGCCTTACTCCACTCCTTTCGATCAATTACCCTCAGACGTATAAGCTCGTATTTTATGAGATAATCATAAAACGAACTTTGACCACCAGACGATCTAGTTGTCTCAATAGACCCCTTATTAGTAGGTCTGAAACAAGGCGATCGGAATGGTCCGTCTAACGGTAGTGAACCCACATATGATCCAAAGTCCTCAAGGTACTTTGGATCGGGTTCATTCACCACGGAAACACGTTCTACGTATTCATTTATCGTAGGCGCTATTCCGTGGGGAAGTGATCTTTGAATGTATCTCCCCCATGCATAGCGTTTTGAATCCATAAATGGTTCAAACACTCTGAATGGGCTGTCC